CACTCACTTCCGCTCAAGCGATGATGGCCGACCCCCAATCGGGGGAAGTTCGTGCCACAAGACAAGCACAGCACATGCGAGTGCTGGCGACCCGTCACAGGCTGGGCAAACCTGTACGAGATTTCGTGTCAGGGTCGCCTGTTCAGCCGTAGATCGAAACGCATCCTCAAGGCCACGCCTGTAGGAGCCGGCTACCCGAGCCTGCGCCTCTGCGATAGCCCGCGCCGCGACCAAGCGTACTTACACCACCTGGTCGCCGAGGCGTTCCTCGATCCCCAGCCGGAAGGCTGCGAGCCGAACCATCGCAATGGGCAGAAAGCTGATAACCGCGCCGCGAACCTCGAATGGCTGACGCATAGCCAGAACCTGAAGCACGCCTGGAGTACGGGCCTGTACAGGACGCGAGCGCAAGAAGGTCAAGGGTAGAGCCATTCCGTACAACTCCGTTGCCGGCAGGGCCACGCCAGGTACTGGCCCACTTATTCCTGAAGACGTCCAGAAGGACATCGTCCAGTCCGTCGAAGAGAAGTCGGCGGCGATGCGGCTGATGCCGCATGTGACGATGAAACGCGCCCAGCAGCGCATCCCTGTCCTGACCCAGCTGCCGATTGCCTACTGGCTGACCGGCGCCTCGCTGGATGCCCGAGACAAGGGCATGAAGCAGACCACCTCGGTGGCCTGGGACAACGTGTACCTGAACGCCGAGGAGATGGCCGTTATCGTGCCGATCGCCAAGGCCTTGCTGGACGACATCGACTACGACTTCTGGAGCCAGGTCAAGCCCAAGATCACCGAGGCCTTCGGTGTTGCCCTGGACGAGGCGGTGTTCTTCGGCAACGGTGCGCCGTCGACCTTCCCGCCGTCGATCGTTACCGCCGCCAACTCGGCGGGCAACCTGCTTGTAGTCGGCGCCACGGCTGGCCAGGACTTCCTGGGCGACGTGAACGCGGGCATGGGCCTGGTGGAGGCCGACGGCTACGACGTCAGCGGCTTCTGGGCCCGCAAGCAGGTGAAGTCGAAGATTCGCGGCATGCGCACCACCACGGGTGGCTTCATCTTGCTGGGCGACGACACCGGGCCGCAGCAGTCCTCGAACACGGGCACCCTGTACGGCGAGCCGATCATCTTCTCAAACGCTGGCATGACCGAGTTTGGGACCGGCGCCACGGGCTACTCGATGATCGGTGGCGAGTGGGACCAGTCGATGCTGGCTATCCGCGAGGACATCACCATGGAGATGTTCGACACGGGCGTGATCACCGACAACGGTTCGCCGCCCGTGATCATCTTCAACCTGCTCCAGCAGGACATGGTCGCCCTGCGCGTCATCGCCCGCTTTGCCTGGGCCGTGCCGAACCCTGTCAACCGTCAACAGCCGACAGCTGCCAGCCGCTACCCCTTCTTCGCACTCCAACAGAAGGCGAGCACCGGCGGCGAGGGCTGACGTGTCCGACATCGTGTTCCTGGCGCAGACCCAGGACCCCGTGACGGCAACGACCTACTACGGGACGGGGCATCAGATGACCATGACCGACGAGGCCGCAGTCTTCAACCTGCTGCGCTTCGGCAAGGTCGCCCTGATCGGCGCCCGCATTCGCCAGCCGCGCGTGGTGTCGAAGACGGCGACCACGGCGCAGCTGGCGTTCACCGTCGACCAGCCGTGTACGGCCATGGCCGCCAACTACGGCACCACCACGGCGTACGGCTCGAACCAGGCCGCCACGCCGGCCTCGGGCAGCGGCGACGTGGTGGTCAACCTGGCAGGCCTGACCACGGCGACGACCTACCACTACCGCATCACGGTCACCTGCAACGGCGGCGTCACGATGACCGCCGATGCGACCTTCGTCACCGCATAGGAGACGCGCATGCCAGGAGGACGCCCATACAAGAGGCCCGTGTCAAAGGCGCAGGCCCGCTTCTTCGGCGCCGCAGCCGGGGGCCAGGTCCCCGGCTTCGACCCAAAGGAAGCCCAGAACAAGCTCCGTGGTGTCAACGAGAAGAAGCTACCCAAGACCAGCAAAGGGAAGGGGAAGAAGTAATGCCCAAGGTCAGGGCACTGGTGCCGCTCCAGGAAGACGAAGGACCGGTCGGTGTCGGTGAGGTGTTCGAGACGAGCGACGAGCAGGCAGCTGCGCTACGCGCCCAGGGCAAGGTCAGCCTGGTCGCCGACGAGGAGGCCGCCGAGAAGGCCGCCAACCAGGGGGTGTACGACGCCGTGACGGGGCGTGACGACGTGGCCGGACCGCCGAGCGGACCGCTACCAGGCCCGCAGGCCGACGACGAGGACGACGACGACAAGCCGCCGTCCAAGAAGGGGAAGAAGTAATGGCCAGGTGCCGCTTCCTCGCAGCTGCTGGCGATCCACGCCCAGGCCAGGAAGGCATCGTCTACGGGCCTGGGCATGAGACGGACTTTGACGAGACGGACTACGAGTACATGATGGCGCTGCGGGTCAGGGGCATGGTTGAGATCATCGACGCCACCGGGCTGCCAGTCGCCAACATCGGTTCGTCCAACCCGGAGCCGTTCCTTCCAGCGGCGTGAGCATCACCTACGCCCAGCTGCAGCAGGCCGTCGCGCGGCGTACGGGGCCGTTCTTTCAGGCCGCCCAGGACTCCACCACGCCGACGACCTCGACGGCCACCTCGGCGATCATGCCGACGCTCAAGTCGTCGGCCATCCTGGGCGGCCCCGAGAACCTGTTCCTGGTGCGCCGCGCCGCGACCAACCCCAACGACCGTGTACGCGGCGTGCTGAGCTTCGACTCGGCGACCGGGCGCGTGATCGTGGACGCCAACTGGGGCACGCCGATGGCGCCGTCGGAACAGGCCGACTTCGTCCACCTGCACCCCGAGCAGGAACTCAAGCCGGCCGTCATGGCGGGTCTGGCGCGGTGCTTCTTCGCGGACACCGTCGGCATCGACCCGACTGGCCCCTACGGGGGGATTGATGTGACCGCCCAGCTGCCCTGGGTGACCGGCCCCTGGCAGATCGCCCGCGTCCAGTACGGCTGGACGGCGCCCGAAGGTGATGCCCCCTTCGAGGCGACCCAGCAGGGCGGCCACGTCATCCTGAGCGGAATGTTTGGCGCCATGGCGCCGATCAGCTGCTGGCTGACTGCCTGGCATCCCCACTCGGCCTGGATCAACGGCGCCGACTCGACCACGGGACCAGCCCTGGATGCCGACACCCTGGACGTGGACCTCCACTACGCCGCCGCAGCTGGCCACATCGAGGCCTGGCACCTGTTCCCCAGCCACATGCAGGCAGCTGCCGCTGGCGGCTTCCAGGCCAGCCAGGCCATGGCCGCCCAGGAGTTCACCCGTCAGGCCCTGATCTGGGGGCCGAAGCGACCCGACAAGGTGCGCCATAACGAGGTCTTCCGCGTGGCGCGGGATGCGACGTGGATCAATGCCTAGCAGGCGCGGCGCGCTCCTCGATCCGGCCCGCATCAATCAGAACCTGACCCCGGGCTACCCCCAGCCACCGTCCTGGTCGCAGGGCCCACCTGGCCCGCCGGGTCCGCAGGGGCCGATCGGCGCGACGGGCCCGCCAGGTCCGATAGGCCCCCAGGGGCTGCAAGGCTTCACGGGCCCAGCTGGCCCAGGCTGGAAGGTCTACCAACGCAACCCTGCGGCTGGCGAGGCCACCGGTGACCCCGTGGGCACCCTGTGGTTCAACTCGGTCACGGGCCAGTTCTTCCGCCTGGACTCCACCAGCCCGACGTACACGTGGACTTCCATGGGCTACGTGGTCGGCCAGCAGGGCCCGGTCGGTCCTCAGGGGCCACAGGGCCCGATCGGCCCCACGGGGCTGACTGGCGCGACTGGTCCTCAAGGCCCCCAGGGCGCCACAGGTGCGGGTGGGCCGCAGGGACCCCAGGGGCTGACTGGCCCACCAGGCGCACAGGGCCCTATCGGGCCGACTGGTCCCCAGGGTCCGCAGGGTGTGCCTGGCACGTCCACCACATCGATGCCCGACGGCACGCTGGCCCTGCCAGGCTGGCCGTTCGCCAGCGATGCCAGCCTGGGCCTGTACAAGCCCTCGCTCAAGACCCTGGGTATCGCCTCGAACGGCGTGTCGGCGATGACGCTCTCGGACACCCAGGTGCAGATCAACCCTGCCCTGGCGGTCATCGGCAACGCCACCTTTAGCGGCACCCTGGGCGTCAGCGGGACGGCGACCACGGCGGTACTCGTCAACAACAACGGAGCGACGTTCAACAACAGCCTCGCCCTGGGCACCACTGGCGGCGTGCGAGCGGTCGGCGGCGGGATGGGCCTATACGCCCCGACTCCATCGACGCTGGCCTGGCTGATCAATGGCTCAGGGTCGTTCCTGGCGGCTACCGATAACGCCCAGGACATCGGTGCCGCCGGTGCCAGCCGGCCGCGCAATGTATATGTCGCGGGCGTCCTGGCGGTTGGCCCGAGCGCAATACCAGCCGGAGTCCAGGCCGGGGACGCAGTGTTTAGTCGGCCGTCGGCGCCTGGGCAGGGTGCGCTGTTTTTTGGGAATACGGGCAGTGTCTACTTCTTTTTCACGCCAGGTAATTCGGCCCTCAATCTCGGGAGTGCCCACCTGTTCTACGCCACCGACAACGCCTACGACATCGGTGCTTCGGGGGCGAACCGGCCGCGCAACCTGTACGTGGCGAACCTGGCGGATGCGGGCGGCCTGCGCGCCAGCGGCAATAGTGTCGCTGCGGCGAGTGGTGCAGGCATTGAGGCCTTCTACAACACCGCGAGCGGGATCGGGACACTCACGGCTTTCGACCGCAGTCTTGGGGTCTACAAAGCCCTGAACATCACCGCAACAACCGTCACACTGACTGCGACTGCTGGTGCCGTAGTCGCCAACCTGGCGCGTCTTTCGGCGCAAGGCTCGCGCATCACCGGGGTTGCGGGAGGCGCAAATACGCTGGCAGTCGACTGCCCGAATTTGACCGTTGGCGTATGGCTCGTCTGGTGGGTTGGCATGGCGCTTAACAGAGGCGCCTCAAACGA